TATAACGCCTAGTTTAACGCATTGCGTATAACTATACTAATAGAACAAATAGTATACATTATTTTATAATAAACCTGCATAGGCGCATTTTTAGCAAATACACTATTAATTATCTATATTTGCGCTAGTTTAACTGTAATTACTCTTTATAAAACGACCCTGCCTAGTGCATAAACCATGTGTTTTTGCACCAGGTGGGGTTATTTTTTTTGTTTTAATTAAAGATTTAATATGCAGTTCCCTAATCAAATGCTTACTAATTCTCAGAAAATAGAGCGGTATGGTTCTATAGAGAATTGGGCAAAGTCAGTCTTCAACTATGTAGATCAATTATTAGGTACAATACCTCAATCATATTCTAATAGATTTTATGATATGCAGGCCCTGTATGAGCTTAGAGCTGGCAATCTGTGTGCTGATGATTACAAATCTATGAATGACTATACAGGTATCATCCCTGAAGATAATAATCCTATAAATATAGGGAATCATCCACTAATATTTGATATATGCAATAGTTTGCTAGGAGAGGAGCAAGCAAAGCCATTTAATTTTATGGCTATGCAGTCTAATCCAGATGTAGTTACAAAGACTATGGAGGAAAAGAAAAAGCTCGTATCTCTTATGCTAGAGAGTTTTTATAAAGATGAGCTTTCTAAAACTGGTGAGATTGCTGATGAGCAATTGCAAAATGATCAAGGTTGGCAAAAAGGGCATACATTCTCATCTGTTGAAGAGATAGAGAAACATATGCAGTCAACTTATAAAGATGAGTTAGAAATACAGGCACAGCATGCTATAAACTATTTAGCACAGGTATGTAATGCTAAAATGAAATTTGATAAAGGGTATGACCACATGCTTACATCTGGAAGACAGATCTATTATGTTGGCTCTAATAATAACGAACCGAATCTTAGAGTATGTAACCCTTTATTTATTGATTTTGATAATTCTCCAGATATAGATCGGATAGAAGATTGTGCATGGGTCAGAGAAATAGAATTTATACCTGTATCTGTCGCTTATGAAAGATATTATAAAGTATTAAAACCTGAAGATATTGAGAAGTTAGAAAATATAAAAGGTCAAAATTTAGTAAGAGCCAATTACCCAGGTTATCCTATAAATGGTACCATGCCTTATGATATGGTATATAATAGTCCTGGGTCTGGCTCATCATATTATAATAATAATTTAAACATATATAATAATGGGTCTACCATGATTACTGCTAAGCATTTATGTTGGGTTGGGTTAAGGAAGGTGGTGCATATTGGGTATATAGATGAGCAGGGATTACTACAAGAATCCATAGTAGACGAGGATTATAAGAAAACAGGGAAAGAAATATTTTACGAAGAGCATTGGATTAATGAAGTATATGAGGCAACTCAACTTGGTGGGCCATTGACTAGTGATATATTTGTAAACGTAGGACCTCGCCGTAACCAACATAAGAGTATAAATAATCCTTCTAAATGTAAACTCCCTTATGTTGGCCTAATACATCGTAGCATCAATGCTAGAGAAATAAGCATTGTTAGAATGCTTAGACATTATCAACGTCTATATAATATTATGTGGGATAGGCTTGAAATAGCTATAGCCCGTGCAAAAGGGAAAATACTGCTTTTTGATATTACTCAAATACCAAAACAATACGATACGCCTGTATGGCTTGATTTCTTATTTAAACAAGGTATTGCATTTATAGATCCTTCTCAAGAATCTAATAAAGGTATGCCTTCATCATTTAATCAATTTAGAGAGTTCGATTTAACCATATCTCAGTCTATTGGTCAATATATGAGTATCATAAGCATGATTAAACAAGCGGCAGCTGATTTAGTCGGTATATCTTCACAAAGGATGGGAGACATTGCAGCTAGCGAAACAGTATCTAATGTGAATACTTCTATAAATAGAAGTACTATAGCTACTAATTACCTTACTGTAGCGCATAATGATTGTAAGAAGCGTGTATTAACAATGCTTATTGAAGAATCTCAATCTTGTTGGATAGATGGCAAGCAAGGGCAATATATGATGAGCGATACAGATAGGATATTATTTCAAGTTAACCCTGAAGAATATCCTTATGCTGATTTTGATGTTTTTGTTAATAACTCTGTGAAGGATGCTTCTATCCTTGATTTCATTAAGCAGCAATCTCATGCTGCTATACAAAATAATCAAGCTAAACTATCTGATATCATTAAAGTCCTTCAATCTGATTCTATAGCACAAGCATCTTCTATATTAGGATTCTCTGAGGAGAAGCTTGCTGAAGAGCAACAAAAGATAGCACAAATTAATAATGAGGCTATGATTCAATCTAAACAGATGGATATACAAATGCAAAAAGAAAAAGAGGATAGAGAAGATATAAGAAAAGATAAGGAGCTCACTACTAGTAAGGAAATAGCTCAGATTAAAGCATTAGGATTCGCTCAAGATAAAGATATCAATAAAAATAATATTCCTGATGTAATAGAAGTAGAAAAGTTGAGGGAAGATAAACGTAAAAATATGACTGATCAGGTTTTAAAGGCTGCTGATATAAAAACTCAAAATAAGAAGATAGATACTGAGCTTGTAAAAGCTTCTTTAGATGCAAATGTTAAAAAAGAAGAAATGGCATTGAAAGAATCAGAAGGTAGTGGAATCTAAAATCTAAACCTATCATTAGATTCATAATATTTTTTTACTATACCTTCTACTATCCTAGATTGGCTTACAGTATAGTACTTTGCATCTTCTATTACCTTTTTTTTAAGAGCCACACTTTTAAAGTTCATTGATGTTCTTTTGCAAACATCGTCTTTTGACGTTTTGTTTTTTTGCATTTTATAAATATTCTTTCAAATATAATAATAAAAAAATAAATGTGCTGTAAAGTTATTCATTGTTATGCAAAAATTTTATAATCAGATACTTAGCTAGATAAATTTGTAGTGTTACTAATACATATAAATAAAAAAAATTTATATGATTTTTTTAATACTATAACCCTAGCTATATAATGGATTTTGATTCGTTTTTACAAGAATTAGATAGTGCTGAAGTGGCTATGCCATCTGCTCATACAACCAATGATTTACCATCTACAAAAATCACCACTACTCCAGAAAATAATAATCTAGGTGATATTAAAAGTGATTCTTTAAAAAAAGAAACTCAAAAGGAAGTAGAGCCTTTGTTGGAGGAAGTTAATATTTCAGAATCTACTGAATTGGGTGATACCTTACCTAACAATTATCAATCACAATCTCTTCCTATAGAAGATGAAACATCAGCCACTATTACATTAGCAAAAAGTCTATATGATAAGTTGGGGTTTCAAGAGCCATTTGACGAAGAATGGTTTAAAGAAGAGTATGGGAAAGGGGAATCTAAAGAACTGGACTTAGATTCATTCAGCAACTTTTATAAATCTATTATAGACCATAATATAGAAACTAATAGCAAGCCTGTTTTTGCTAATGAATATGTAGAAAGATATAATGACTATGTATCTCAAGGTGGTGATCCTAAGCAGATAGCAATTCTGTTACAAGATGTATTTGATTATTCATCTATAAGTAAAGAAGAAATAGAAACAGACTCCTCAACACAAGAGGCTGTTATATGGGATTATTTACACGAAATGTTCCCAGGCAAAAAGAATGATTTCTATAAAGAGAAAATAGATTCTTTTAAACAACAAGGCCTACTACTAGACGCTTCTAAGGAAGCACTCCCATTCCTTATTGAACGATCACAAGAAAAGATTAAAGCAAATGTGGAGGCTGCTAAAGAAGAAAAAATAAAAGAGCAACAACGCATTGAAGCTTATTGGAAAGAACAGGAGCAGAGGATCAATTCAAAGAATGAAATAGCCAATACCAAATTAGATAAAACGACTAAACAAAAACTTATTAAGTATATGTCTAGTGGTGATTTTAATAAAGTGTTACAAGACCCTGAAAAAATAATTGAATTGGCATTTATAGCACTGAATGGTGGGGCTAAGTTTTTTGACAAAAAAGCAAATACAGTTGCTGCATCTACATTAGCTAAAAACCTTAAAAGGTATACAGATTCAAAAACAAATATAAAGACCCCTCATGTGAACATTGAAGGGGGTGGCATCAATAATGACAAAGATGCTGTACTAGATGATGTTTTAGCAATGCTCAAATAACGAAAAATAACATTTTAAAATATAACAATAATATATAAAAACATATTTTTATGGCAAGTACAAAATTACAATTTACACCTCAGAAGTTTTCTTCAGGTATAGCAGATAGTGCACTTCTTGCACAAGGTCTTTTAACACGGCCTGATACAGCTAAGTTTATATATATGGCGATAAAAAAAGAAAATTACATGCGCCATATTTTATCTTATCTTGCAGATGGGTATACTTATATTGATAATCCAGAGCATAAGTGGTTTGTTCAAAAAGAACTTACAAAACCTCAAAATATATCATCAACAGTAAAGCCAGCAACTAACACAGGTATTAATGGGCAGCCTTTTGTTGTTCCATTTTTGACTAATTATTTTGCAGTAGGAGATGTATTAGGATTCCCATCTGGGCTACAAGCTCGTGTTATGAATGATCCTGTTGCAACAGGCACAGAGTTCTTCTACACATTACAATTAGTAGAGTCTAGCCCTACAGCTTTTTTACCAGCATCTGATATTGCGATAGGAACGCCTATTGCTTATTTATATACTGCATTTGAAGAATATTCAGATGGCGGTAGTACTAAGCGCTCATTCCCAATGGGATTCTCACAAAAGACAACCATATCGCGTGCAAGCAATTTGATGACAGGAAGTGCTGCTACAGATGGATTATATCTTGAACTATCACTGCCTTATATAGATAAGAATACAAATTCTATGAAGCAGTTTGACAAAAAATATTTTACTACAGCAGCAGAGAGACAAACTATTTTACTGTTTAATCAAGATCAAGAATATAAAGATTGGCATGCACACAGTAATATTAAACAAGATGGTAGTACAAATATGTCTGGTAAGAATGGAAGACAAATAAATGTAGGAGCTGGTATTATAGACCAAATAGCTCCAGGAAATACATTTAATTATGACCCATTAAATATTACTGAAAGACAGTTTATGGATTTCTTGCAAAATCTACAACTAGCTAGCACAGAACATACTAATACCCATTTTTTCTGTTTTTGTGGATCTGGGTTACATGCTACATTCCAAAGAGCTTTAAGAGACTTTTTACAAGGTCGTATTATCGATTCTACTTTCTTTGTTGGTAATGATACAGAGGCTAAAAAGAATATCAGAGATTCTTTAAAGTTTGGAGCAGAGTTTACAACATATAGAGGAGTATTAGGTTCTAAAATCACATTTGTCCCATTGTCAATGTTTGATGATGTAAGCAAATTCCCCGCTTTATATCCTGGTACTGGGTTACCAAAAATGTCATATACAGGTGTATTTATGCCTATGCTTAGCAATGATGGTGAAGTGCTAGTTGAATTATTAGCTAAAAGAGATCGAGAATATAAGATGTGGTATACAGCTGGTTCTACTACTCCAATTTCAGCAAAAGATATGGGAAGTGCTATCAGATCAAATAGATTAGATGGGTACTCTTGCGAAATATTATCTGAGACTGCCATTAAAGTAAAAGACCCTTTAGTATGTGGTCTTATGAGAGCTATGTAATATAAACAGATATAACTACTAACATGGAAAAGAAATCAAAATCAATTGAAAATAAAAACAGTACGGCAGAATTAAATATGAGCACTGCCACTGTGATTAATAATAAATCAGGGCAATTTGACGTATCTGCAGGAAGGATTATTATAAAGCCAAGGGCTACAGTAGTATATGGTGATGAAAACTTTAATAATTTCAAAGCTACTGTGTACCCAAGAGCTCAAAAATATTACCAACCTCCTAGAGATCGTAATGGTAAATTACAACATTGGCTATCTCAAAAAGAGAAAGAATGGGTTGAACGGTCAACTGGTTTGAAAATTGATGATGATTTCTTAAAAGAGTATTTACTTAGAATGGATTCAGATGGTAGGGTGTTGGATAAATCAGATCCTTATGACTATATAGATTATAAATTTATACTCACGCTTTTCCCTTATTTCGCTACAGAAAAAAATTATAATTCTTTCACTTCTTTTATAATAAGTGATGAAGAAGCAGAGAGTAAAAATAATATTTCTAAGCGGGATCTGCTTTATGAATGTCTTACATTAATTAATGAAAAGATGGATGAAGTTGATAAGGCTGGGTTTTTACGTCTATTTGGTATGAGTACCGAACATTTAAGTCCACGTCGTATTAAAGATTTATTAGGCGAGTTTGCTGAAAAAGATCCAGGGAATTTCATTTCTATGTATAAAGATGAAAACAGGAACACAAAAGTTTTTATTGAATCTTTATTACATGCGCATATTATATCAAAACGTAATAGGGCTTACTATTACAATGAAGAGATGCTAGGTGGCGATTTGCTTTCTTGTATTGAATGGATTAATGATTTAAATAATTCAGATACTGTTCTACACATGAAAAAGATGTTGGGGCAGATTATGCAGATAAAATAAATTATGATTTGGGATGACTTCCATTTATATGTAAGGCAAGAGGGTGATAAATTAGACTCATCCGCTTTTGCTGATATTCAGCCCGAACAAATAGATTTAGTTGCTAAGAAGATAATTAATCAATATGTCAGAGATAGATATACACAATATGAAGAAGATCAGTTAGCCATAGATGATTTGCGTAATAGTATCGTAAGACAGACACTAAACGCATTAGAGGTAGCTGAAAATTTAAGTGTATACACATTTGATATATATGAAGGATTACCACCTTCTACAAAAGTTGATGATAGCAATTATATGTTTTTACTGAAAGGTAAAACAGAGTCTAAAGTGAAGTATTGTGGTGTTCAATATGGAGCATTAATTAATGATAAGTTTAATACAACTGCATTAAAACAGAGTGTATATAAACAAGTTAAGTTGAATGATATAAATAAATTATTAGAGGACCCTTTTAATAGTCCAACTATAGAAAGACCACTTTTAACTTATGAGGCTGGTGTTGGGACAGGTACAGGTAGAATTAATGTCTACACAGACGGTACATTCACTGTTAAGAAGTTAACAATAGATTATTTATCTAAACCTATTGTGCCAACCATAGCTACACCTAATGCTATATTATCATTACCATCTGATATTCATTATCATCTGGTAGACTTAGTTGCGAAAGACATCTATAGGCAAATAGAGCAATATGATGCTTATAGTGTTGAAGATAAAGAAATAAAAGAAAAAAGTTATTAAAAATATAATTCACAATGAAAAAAGTACAAGAAGTATTAATAGGTAGTACGTTCACAGCCATGGGTGCTGGAGATGTAAATACCACAGCCCTTGCAGCAGGCACTATGGTTGCATATGATCAAGACCGTGATGGTGTTATATCAACAGCTGATCGTTATTTTAATATAGCAAGAGCTGATGTTGATTTTCAATCTATCCAATCAATGGATATCCAAATTGGTCAGATCAAGCGTGTTACTAAAAGAGCATATGCAGCAGCTGTTAACCAGGTTACAACATTAACAATTGACCCAGGAGATGTTGCTAACAATAGATATTATTACATTTCTATTGCACAAGCCAATAATCCTGACTACACACAAACATTTCAACAACCTGTTAGTATCGTTTCTGGAGGTGCTGCTACCGCTACTACTATTGCAGCTCAGTTTGCTGCTGCTATTAATGCAAACACAAGTCTTCCATGTACAGCTACATCTGCTCTAGGTGTTATTACTATCACATGTAAAACTCCTTATGATGTCATTACTGTAATTAAGGGAGATGGACTTAGTGTAGCTTCTGTTGTTGCTATTACTGTAGCTCCAGATCCAGGTTCTGGCACTAATGAGTTGGTAAGAGCTCTTGAAGATGCTTGTATTGCTTATAAAGGCAATATGAACCGTGTTGAATTCCCAGTGCCTTATCGGTCTTATGTGAATGCAGCAGCTGGCTATGTTACTTATTGTATAGAACATGGTCGTAGAACAGATACAGAAAATGTTAATAATGAGGTTCTTGTAAATACTATTGTATGTATTGATAAAGACGCAGCAGCTGGTAACTTCACAAACTTTGAGGCAGTTATTACAGCAGCTGGTGTGACATTGACAACTATCACAGGATAGTTAAAGATAAACTATAGAGTACAGTTAAACGGGTCACCTATAGGCAGGGTTAGGCAGGCGTATCTTATATGGTACGTCTGCTTTAATTGCATAAAGCTTATACAGTATGAATATAACCATTAATGTTAAAGATATTTCAGGTTATCCAACTCCAGCAGCTATAGCTGCATTTGGTACATCTATTAGTATTAATAACATTATAACTAATAACGTAAATACAGTAACTCAAGCTGTTACAAATAATACATATGTTGATGTTATTGTAAGTAAGTCTGGGTATAATACATATACAAATACTATAGAAGTTTTTACAGATAATTTAGTATTTGATATCATCCTTGTACCAATTATAACTAATACAGCAGATCCTAACTATAGAAAACCATT